AGGCCAAACTTAGTGAAGAATTCTTTCTCACCACCATATTCGGTTGAATTGCTTGGATAGATTTCGATAGGAAATGCTGTCTCAAACTTCTTAACTGGATCTTCACCATAAAGCAAATCACGTGCTTGGTCATTATCATTGGGTAGATAGAATACGTCTGTACCCATGATTTTAATTGATTCAACAATAATATCTTCGATGAGTCTTTGCTCACCTCTATTACTGTAATTGCTAAAGTATTGTGAAGTTGCCATTATATTATTGCTCAATTAAGATAAAATTCAAGCGGTGAACCGTACTGTGTTTCCATTTCAGCGTGTAACTTATCAATTTCTTCCACGGCTTCATCATATATTTTATCACCATTAAGTGTAACGCCTCCTGGTAATTGTAAGTTATTAAATTTTTTCAAATTTGAACCCCAAGAGCGTTTGATGAGTGCTGTAGCATAAAGTTTTAACCACCTATCGTCCCACACCTTTTTATATACATCAGCATTGATATTGGCATAACATTCTGCCACAACCACGGATCCTATTGGTGCTTCTGAGTAACCCCAAGCCCAATCTATGTACAACCTTTGCATATGTCTCTGGAAACGTATTGGAACTTCACCAGTGAACATCAATTCTAGTGAACGTAGATGTTGTTGTGTCAAAGTATAGTTGATATAGGACGCTGAGGTGAAGTCATACAACTCATTAAGACGGAGTTGGTATCTCAGGTCAAACATATTGACCGTGGCCTGTGAATCAGTAACAGGAAAAATTCTAGGAACACCAATGATTTCCATTGGATTACCTTCAGAATCTGTGGTATTGGATAGGTCTAGGTATTTTTTGTCAACATCACCCATGAAATATAATGCCACATTGGCACCAGTAGGTGTTAGACCTGTACTTCTATCGTAGTAAAGAATTGATTCGCCATTAGAGAAAGCTTGGTTGCCAGTAACATAGATGGTTGTATTGTTGTTGCCACCAAAGGCACCATCTCTAAGTGTTGCAACAGAACCGGATGTAGCGCCAATCAACGTAGAGTTGGCCATCAAACTGTTTGAATAAAGGTTAGAAATATCTATCGTAGATACGATTTCGGAACCAGTTACGGCATGAACGTAATATACTTTTTGTGTGCCGTCAAAGTGGTAGTCTTGCCAGTATTGCAAAGCATCATCAATACGGTCTTCCACTTGGTCATCATCTACGTTAATTTCAATGACAGGAAAGCCTAGTCTACGCAGACAGTAGGTCTTAAAATCATTTCTGTTGGTTATGGTTGACATCCAATATCTCCTATTATCTACCTATTTATTCAATAGGAGGATTGGCAATTTGTTAATATTTTGTTGTATCTTTGTCTAGTTTTTCTAGTTCTTCTTGTGTGGCTGGTGGTTTTACACGAGATATTCCTGACCAATAAGGAGAATTTCTCTCATCATATAACTCCGTTACTTCACCATCAATATCCCTAAGAGCAAAAACACAGTAATAGACCGTATTATCTTCTAATGCTGTAAAACGATGTTTGTTTTCTTTAGGTATAATGATAAAAGTTGGTGCGGAAAATAACTTGGGTCGTTGACCTTCTACTTCCACTTTAACTTTACCACGAATTAATAGTGTTACATGGTCAAACTTATGAGTGTGTCCTCCGCCATTCGAATCACCTTTAGACTTTAAGTAATGAGATTTGACCCATATATTACCAAAATAACCTAGGTCTTGTCTAATTGTATCATCTGCATCATCTAGTTGTTCAGTCATATTATCCTTCCAATGGCATATCTGGCCAAATTATATCTTCAAAAGATGCATGAGCATATGTTTGTGGTATGTCACGTAGTGCTTTTCGATATGCTTTCCAATCCGCATCATGTAACAATTCTATATCACGAAGTTGAGTCCAATCAGACTGTAATAGTAACCTATTTCTATGTTCTCTTACTTCATTCCAATTATTGTACACTTCCTTTGAAGGAATATTCTTTGATTCTTCCAGTTTTAATAACTGTTGTCTGTGTTCTTCTTCTTTAGATTTTCTTTCAGTTGAAGCTTCAAAGCTTTCATTTGTGATATGCCATTGATTGCCAAACCATATTGCATATTGTCCTTGTTGAATTTCTGGTGGCGCAACATCAGATACATTTCCTGGTATAGTATCAGTATCATTAATTTCGTATGACTCACCCGAGTAATAATTTCCGGGATATAATTTATATAATAACATCTAAAATCTTTTTTAAGTTTTTATGAAAGAATTATAACCTACGGGTATAGCTACACCAGGACTTGGTGTTCTAAATTGCGTAGAAGAATTATATTTATAAAGGCTAAACCATGTCCAGAATTCATAACAAACAGGACTTATTGAAATACCAGTGGAAGAATTCCAACCACCTGTTGGATAAATTAAATATTGGTTTGTAAAAATTGGATTAGATACGGTGCATGTACATGGTATTTGTGTACAGTATAGATTACCTAATCCACTATTGGAAGGAATCCAACAATTACTATTAAAATAAGTTATTCCATCACATGTTACACTACCAAAAGAACCAAAATAAGTATTTCCTACTTTTGTATTACACCCACCAAATTCTAGAGCACCCATACGCCATTGAGTTAAGGCATAACAACAAGGACTATAATTAACTGCAGCAAAACTTGTAGAACCTCCAAAACCCAATCTAGGTGTATACGTATATTGGCACGTAACCATATTTGTTGTAGTCATGCAAGATAAATTATAGATGTACAATTGACATTGTAATGGTGAAGGATTACCTCCGCCTTGAAGTGCTCCATAACTGTCAGCTATTAAACAACCATTCCAAACTTGAACAGGTGAATGTCCCGAAACCAATTGATATCCAATCATACAACATGTTGATGGATCAAATGAATAAATCCAACAGTTTGTACTATAACCTCTTCCTGTCCAAATCCATATACAATTTGAAACTGTGTCATAACATGTGTTTATGCCACCAGGTCCCATATAATAATTATTATAAGTCAATAATCCATTCCAAAAACAACAATGTAAACCAACCGAACAAGACCAAGTAACTGATGAACTACAATTGCAATATAAATTACATATTGAAGCGGTGATTGCAGCTGCACACCAACAAATTAAATCACAACTTTGCATTACTGTACATACACCAATTGTCACACATGAACATGATTGAGCAACAAAAGGAAACATAATAAAATTATCACATTTAGCATTATAAAAAGCTAATGGTGATAAAGGAACAAAATTGCAAGCACCACAATTTGGAGTACATTCCACAAAACAACTATTGATACTGCAACATGTTAAGTATGCTGTTGTTAAACAACATATATTTGTACAGGTGTTTAGTGTAACACCTCCATCGTTGGTGTAAAAATATAAAAAATTTGAACAAGAACAACCAGCAGAAAAAGGACAATTACAAACATCACAGGTGTTTATGCCACATAATTGTGGACCAAAAGCAAAAATAGCTCTACATTTTCTATCAGAAGCTAAAGCAGGACCAGATGAATTTATACTAAATTTGAATAGTCCGTTTAATCTATGATGCACATTTCCAAACTGATTAAAACAACAACTTGCACCACTGGAAACAAATTGTTTATTCAAACATAAAGCCGAACTTGGACATGTTGGTGAAGCTGTACAAAGAGTTCTAAAATTTAAATAATAATACCAAGGTCCGCACAGAGCACAAACAGTACAACAGTACATTTCTATACCTGATACATACATTGCTTTTTGTGTGCAAGAGAACCAAGTAGTATTTGTAGCAGGATTAACAATTTGATATGCATAAAAACAACCACCACCGATTTGGCCACCAGTTGAATTGAGGCAAGAATTACACATATTTGGATAACCAATTAAGTTTTGTCCGTCGAAGTTCCTACAGTTACCTTTCACAGCATTACCTAACATCATGCCTGCTGAATTATATTGTAAAGCAGGACAATAACCAGGAAATGTGGTGTTTAAACAACACCAACCATTTGTTCCTTGACAAACGCTGGAAGTGCAAACGTATGCAAAGGAAGTACAACAAAAAGTATTATCTGAAATTAAACCTACACAGCAATAAAGATTTGGATAAGCAGACTGTGAATAAACAGCATTAGTACAGACATATCCAGCTGGTGGTGTATTCGCTGTGGAATACATTATTGTTCCAGTAGGATCTCCTGCAGCTGTACATTGAACAGTTGAATCCGGAAATTGTACTCCACAACAAACTAATGTTACTGGCATTCTTTAACCTCTTTTTATCTTTTTAAGTTCATCAACTTCATCTTTGAGTTCTTTGACGGCTTCAATTAACAATCCAATTAAACCGTCATACAGAACCGATTTGACACCTGTATCTGGATTTGTGTCTACTAATATAGGTATAATTCTTTCCACGTTCTGAGCAGTCACACCCATACTTAGTTTACCATTTTCTTTCCAACTGAACTCAACACCATCAATTTGTTCTAGTTTCACCAAAGCATCAGTAATTTTACCACTAACATTCTTTAGATTTTCATCAGATGTTGACTGTGTGGCAACAGCATACAAATAACCATTGTTTGGATTAAAGTATACAGCATTCGTTGTTGAAACATATGGTGTCTGATTGGAACCAGCTGTAGTTACACCAACAACATAAGTTGCTTGTGATGATGTATTTGCTGCAGCATTGATTGAAGTACCTGGTCCAACTGGACCTGTAGCTCCTGTGGCACCAGTTGCTCCAGTGGCTCCCGTAGCTCCAGCAGGACCTGTGGCTCCTGTAGTACCCGTAGCTCCAACAGGACCTGTAGCGCCCGTAGGACCTGTGGCTCCTGTGGATCCAACCGAACCTGTGGCACCTGTCGCTCCGGTAGGACCTGTTGCTCCGGTAGGACCTGTGGCTCCTGTTGCTCCTGTGGCTCCAGGAGGTCCGTAAGCAATTAACTTAACGGTCATCCAAGTACCAGAGCCACTAGATAACGTAACAGCACCAGCTGACCATACTGATGCAGTAATAAAGTCTGTTGATCCGTTTAGATAAACAATTTTAGTTGCTATCAATGAAACAGCGGTATTATTACTTTCTGGTATTTGTGTAATCGTAAAACTATTAGTATTTTTACGGAGTTGTAAATTGTATTGTTGCCCAGCATTACCAGATGTTGATGTTGGCATATCAACAGATACAGTAACCTCATAGTAACCTGCTACCGTAGGCTTAATTTGATAACTTGTTGTATTTGCCCAACTTTGTGGATCAATATCTACTGTATTGAATTGAATAACAGTATCTGTGCCTGATGGAATACTTTGATTTGAACCCATCACCAATTGAGTGATGTAGTTGCTTGGACTTAAAGTTGCTTGTGGTCCCGTAGCACCTGTGGCTCCTGTGGCACCAGTGGCCCCTGTGGCACCAGTCGCACCGGTAATTCCTGTGGAACCAACCGCACCTGTAATACCAATTGACCATGAAGCAAATGTGCCCGAACCACTTGTATAATCAACTGATACAACTAAAGATTGTGCTGAGAAGGAACTGATGATACCTTCCATATACTTTGTTGCATCTGATGTATATGATATCCTTACTCTGTTACCAGCAGTAAACGCTGAATTGGTAGCAAACAGATTTGTTGAAAATGTTAATGATCCAGTACCAATTGTCGTTGATGTTGTTGATGTTAGACCAGAGTAACCAAGACCTGTAGCTCCTGTTACACTAACACCGGTTGCTCCGGTCGCACCTGTGGCACCGGTTGCTCCGGTCGCACCTGTGGCTCCAGTTGCACCAAGTAAATTAGTGTTTGCTCCAATCCACCAACCGTTGGCGGCAATAACATTATTGGCACCAACAGTTAAGCCATTTTTTATTACAAAATTAGCGGATGTTGCCATTGACTTTATCCTCTAATTCTTTAATTGCTTCTATTAAAAGAGGTATGATTCTTTCGTAGTAAACCGTTAAATACTTTTCATCGATTGGTGCAGGTATAACAACTTCAGGAAGAACACTTTGTACCTCCTGTGCTGAAACACCAACCTCTCTTTTAACTGGATAACCTAATGATTTTGCTACATCATTGGCTTCGTAGTAAAAACCATTGAGTTGCCTTATTTTATCTAATGCATTTGGAATATTTTCAAGTCGTTTCTTTAACCTATCATCAGAGTAATAAGCTGTAATCTGACCTGTTGCACGAATCTCACCAGTAGCGCCTGAAGATGTACCAACGCCTAGTCCATAAAACTGATAGAACGATGTTGATGAGAATGTTCCTGTTGCCCCCGTGGCTCCAGTAGGACCGGTTGCTCCTGTGGCTCCCGTAGGACCCGTGGCTCCTGTGGCTCCAACCGAACCTGTGGCACCGGTTGCTCCGGTTGCTCCCGTAGGACCCGTAGAACCAACTGCACCAACTACTGAAATATTCCAAGTTGATATTGTACCAGAACCACCTACGTAATCTACGTTGACTGTTAGGTTGGTTGATGTGAAGGCAGTGATGATACCTTCCATGTAATTGGTTGGTGTACTAGCACTACTTGCTCGAACTCTTGTACCAATGGCAAACGCTGTCAATGTTGAATTTATATTAACAACAAAGGTTGTTGAACCTGTAGCAATCGTTAGAGAACTCGATGAAGTCAGTCCCGCATAACCAACACCTGTGGCTCCCGTGGCTCCAGTAGCACCCGTGGTTCCCGTAAGACCTGTGGCTCCTGTTGCACCCGTAGGACCCGTGGCTCCAGTGGCTCCGGTAGGACCTGTGGCTCCTGTGGCTCCTGTTATAACTGATACATTAGTATACGAATTAACTTCTACTAGAGCACCAGAAGGTGGCGCCGTAGCAAATGTCAGTGTTGAACCGGATACTGTGTAATTAGTCTTAGACTGATAGACACCTGAAATGTATGCTGATACGTAGTTGTTAGATAGTGGTGTTGTAGATAGTGTAAAAGCAACAGTTGTACCGTCACCTGTAAATTTATCTATCGTTAATGTAGTAGATGGTCCGGTTGCTCCGGTAGCTCCTGTGGCTCCGGACGCTCCTGAAGCTCCTGTGGCACCAACAGGTCCTGTTGCACCTGTGGCTCCCGTAGCGCCAAGTAGATTGGTGTTTGTACCAACCCACATACCATTTGCGGCTATTACATTATTGGCACCAACGGTCAGCCCGTTCTTGATGACAAAGTTTGCTGATGTTGCCAAGGTTCACTCTCCCCTTAGTTATTTTTAGTTATCTTGTATTTAGTGGATATTCTTTTCGCAGCCAGTTTAATTCGGTTCTGGTTTCATTAGGTTCATACCAACCTTTTTTACCGTAAATGTTGTGTATAGATTCAAAATATTCTTCATACATTGGTGCCACTTTATCATACAGAAAGTTTTCACCCCATGTCCTACAGTCTTGTGGTTTGATTGTCTCTATGTTTCTGGCTGCCCATAAAAAGTGTTCAAATGTCCTACAACGATAACCAGTATAACCATGTAGATTTAATTCTGCCAAAGCACCCCAATCGGTTGATATGACTGGTGTTCCTGACAACATACATTCAATTTGTACACCAGCAAATGGCTCGTTGTACATAGAGGCAACAAAAGCACCTTTGGCTTTAGACATTAACTTCTTTCTGGCTTCGGCATTGGCATATCCAAACTCAATAATGTTTTCATTAGGTTCATAACCCATGTCTCTGATAGAACCTTGACCAGCAATCACCAATTTCACATCAAGTTGTTGTGCCACCTGTATGGCAATATGAACACCTTTACCCTCATATACACGACCTAAGAATAAAAAGTAATCATCTTTTTGGTCTGAGTATTCAAAATCATTGGCATCAAAGTAATTTGGTATCACAACATCATACCAATCTTCATTACATCTGGCCACAGAATTTAAACCATAATAGGCAGAATGTACGGCATATGATTCAAAGACTTTATATCTGGCAAAATGGCCGCCAGCATAACCAATGCCAGGTTCTACCGTGATTAAATCTGGATGTGCATCACAGATTGGTTTCATTGGATGACCCCAAAATGGTAGTATAAAATCTTTTGGTTGTTTTCTTTTGCCTATTTCTTCAATAGCATTTTTACGGAATGTTTGATAGGCAGAATCTTCCATGTCATATTTGAATGTGGTTTTACGCCAGTCGTAATCACCATAACATTCTTTCCATTGGTTGGAAGATAAAACGGTCACATGTTCATCACAATCAACTTGTGATTCTTCATGGCCATAGTGAATTATGGTATGTCCCCGTGCCTTCATCATTTGGCAGAACTTATAGGCTTTCTGCGTGAAGGCACAGGCAACAAACTCTTTGGAAGTGACCGTGTGTGGTACACCTAGTACGTGGAACCTATATTTCATAACAAAACTTTCACATTATACCACGATGTTAGTCCTTACGAGTTTAACAGTTGTGGCAGAGTTGGTTGGAGTAAACAACAGGTTCAAGGTACCAGTAGTGATTGACACATCAAATGTTCCTAATGATGAACCAGTAAAGATTTCACCATATTGTGCTAACAATGGATTAGTACCATCATGCAACACATTCAACTCAATGATATGATAACTTGAACCAGAAGTCATCTGGACAAGATATTTAGCACTTCTATAAGTAGTCGTTGCAAACGAATCAACAGTAACTTGTGATGTAGAACTTGTTGTGTATACAGTAGAAGTTAGGTATGCTGATGTGTTTAATGTGGCAGCTTTGAATAGTGGTGACGATGTTGTTTCTAAATCTTGTGGAGTAGAAATTGTAATCGTAGAACTAGATACTGTGGCTGTAACACCATTAGAACCAGCAAATGAGAGAGTACCGCCACCAGATACTGAACCTGAACCTGATGTACCAGACAAACTGATTGTGGTTGAGATTGAAGTATTAGAAGCTGCAGTTAATCTACCATAAGAGTCAACTGTGAATGTTGGAATTTGTGTAGAAGAACCGTACGAACCAGCAGAAACGGATGTTGTGGCTAATCCAATTGCAACATTACCTGTAGCAGCATTGGCAGTTAATTGACCAGAGTTGGCAGTAATCGATGTACCTGGTGGAACATAAATTGTATTATTAGAAACAGAAGTGACACGGCCGTAAGCATCAACTGTAATTGATGGAATCGATGTTGTGTTACCATAAGAACCAGCAGTTACACCAGTATTGGCCAATGATACGATGGCAGAACCATTGTATTGTAACAATGCACCAGTTGTATATGTTGAATTGTTTGTACCACCATCAGCAATACCGATTGTGTTGGCTAATCCAGAAACAACACCTCCAGTTAAGTTGGCTCTTAGAGTACCGTAGTTGGCAAGTGTGATTGAACCAACAGAGTTTGTTGTTGGATTGGTTGCAAGGTCTTTGAACAATACGAAATTAGAACCAGCACTTCTTGCCA